AAGTTGTTCACACCTTCTAGGTTATTCCAAGCGAAGGTCAAACCAGCGGCTGGTGACATAAGACCAGCAGTTGATGGTGTGTAGGCCAACAGAGCATTCTTACCACCGATGAACGCATTGCTTTCTGCAACACCTTCTACTGATGAGTTCTTGACAGCTTCCATGACGTAGAAGTTCTCTACCTCAAAGATTTCAGCCAACTTAGCATCTGTGATCAAAGCTGTGTTAGTTACAGTTGCGCCACCGTTCAAACGTGCCAGAATATCTGGGTGATTGATCAGTTTATCACGTACTTCTTTACCAACAACCATTGTGTTTGGCTTGAAGCCACCAGAAGCCAACTGTACTGCACGACGAGCAGCAGTTACATCTTGGATTGGTGTTGAGTTGGTGTAGTCTGACCACTGGTCAGTACCTGACAATGTGTTGTCTGTTCCCCAAACTCCTGTTGAGAAGAAGTTGGTTGCAAACTGCTCTTCACGATGGATCATCAGACGCATCGCCAAGGTTTCAGCACCAGCAGAACGGATGTCCAACATAGCATCTTCGTTAGCCAAAGTTTGCTCATCGAAGTCCATACCAAGACCATAAACATCAGCAAAATAGCTGCTGGTCGATAAAGTCATACCGATACGGTTTACTTCTGTACGTGGAGCCAATTTAGCTACATCACCAGTACGGTTCATATTCGCACGGTCATAGATGTAGTATTTGTCAGATTGTTTTGAAACACCGACAGTTGGGAATACCTTATCAGCGATAAAGTTTTCTTGTGATTGTGCATAAGCCAGCGTGAGGTTAGTCAGCGGCTGATCTACATGCACTGCGGATGGAGTCAGCAAGGGCATTATTTATTCCTTTCTATGCTGGATTAAGCTACGATGTTACCACCTTGGATCAGTTCAATAGCCATGATTTGACCATCAACTGCTGCTTCCAAGGCATAACCCATAACAACGTCACCAGAGGCGGCGGTGAGTGCGTCACCATTTGCATCTGTTTGAATGGCAGCACCAGCGGCAATAGTACCACCAGAAGTTACCATAACCTTACCTGAGATAGCTACAGTAGCAGCTTCACCAGCAGCAGGGTTGTTCAAAAGAACACCGATGCAATTTTCACCAGCAGCATCTGCCAGATCTACTTGTCCATCACTCTCCAGAGTAACGAACTTGAATTGTGCTGCTGTGAGACTCTCACCAGCAACAAAAGACCGTGTATCACGGGACTGCATTACAGCCATATTTATTCTCCTTTATAGGATTTGTTGATAAGAGCTTTACCTTCATCGGTCTTAGCAACTGCGGCATAAGCTACAGCATATTGGCTCTTCTTGATTTTGTTTTCGTCCATATAAGACTTAACGAGGGCATCTAGCTTGTCCTGCGCTGTAGCGAAGTTGCCATCAGCATCAGACTTACCAAATTCTTCCATAGACTCTCCGAATACTGCATCAGCACCCTTCAGAGCTTCCATAACTGCTTCATCTGTATCGAACTTAGCAATGAGTGTTTTAGCTACTTCGATGTTGAAGTTAGGTAGAGCTTCTTCTGCACGTTTAGTCAGTTCAGCATCTGCCTTAGCAACTTCAGCTTCTTCCAGAGCCTTAAGGATAGGCGCAGGGATGTCAGCTTTGTTGATTTGCTCACCGTCATATTCTACATACTCAGGCTCGACTTTCTTCTCAATTACGTCAGCTTTAATGACATAACCATTCTCGATGAGAGACTTACGAAGACGCTCGTTTTCTTCCTTAAGAGCAACTTCAGAAGCCTTAAGAGTTTCGATTTCAAGCTCTTCAGCAGTTGCATCATCAGCTTTCTTCATGTCCATGTTGTACATCTTCATGGCTTCTTCTTCAGACATACCTTTATCCATGTATGGCTTCAGTTTGGCCTTCAGATCATCAGACATTTTTTCTGTTACTTCATGTTCCATAGGTTCTCCATTGGAATTATCACGCTTGTACAAGGAGACCATTGCCTGTGCATTTGCTGGACGATCCACCAAAGACAACTCTTCCAGTTCAAGCTGTTTTAAAAGGTTAGGCACTATAGTCCTCCTTGATTGCACGACCCCCAATAGAGAAGGCCGCAAGTTCACCAGACTTAACCTTCGCCCAGACATTATCGTCATAGACTTTGAAAGCTACAACCCAGCCTTCACGGTCACTCTGAATGCCAAGGGATTCACCAATCTCTTTAGTGATAGGCATAGAATGGATAACTGCTCCAATCTGATCCCCTGTATGCATCTGCTTACCGACACGGATATGCTCCATAAAGCCATTGACAGCCTTAACGAGTGTGTCAGGTTCGATTACGTCACCTTGACGGTCAACCACTGGCTCACCTTTCTCAGTAACGACTGAGGCCCATCCATAGACTAGACGCTGTTCGTCATCTGCCTTGAGGATTTGACCTTCAACACTTTTAGTAAGTTCGGACACTGATGTTCCACCTTCCCACATACGACAAGACCAGTAACCTGCTGTAGTCTTATCTTTCTTGGTATCACAAGAATGGCGGGAGCGGAAATTAGCTCTGGCTTTAGGGTCATCTCGACGGATCTCCATATTAGGATCTCCAAAGGCAACTCGCTTCACCTTATCACCATCTTGCACGAACACTTCAAACTTCTTGTTGCCACCTTGAATACGGCGAGGCTTGTTTAAAGTTACTTTCTCACCTTGGTACTCAGCCTTAGTGAACTCTTCCTTCATCACTTCCTGTACGATAGCTCTGAGGGCGTCTAAGCGGTTCACTGATGGCTCTTCTTGAGGGTCTTCAGCTACCTCATCACGGGAATAGTAAGCTAGGTACTCTTCATGGCTACCACAGGGCATGTATACCGCCTGTCCTATGCCATCTTCATGTACGTGGATCTTACCCTCACAACCCATGTCCATACTTCTAGCTCTAGCTTCCATCTCAGTAGAGAATACATCATTAGCTAGTTTAGCTTTAGTTACCGACTTCTTGCTGCTAGAAGGATGTGAAGCTGGTAGTAGATCTTTGTCGTGATTAGCTTTCTTAGCCCCCGTGACAATCTTAAGGAAGCTATTTACTCTAGCCATTGCCCATTGCTCAGGGCCAGTCACATTAGGACGTACTGAAGATGGGTTTGTACGGTAGGCACCTACACCTCTATCATATACTGCCTCAAGCATACGCATAGTTACCTTATGCTTAGACTTCTTGTTATGAGCTTCCATCTTGTTCTTGAGGGCTGTTTTTGGCATGTTGTAACCTTAAGCTGTATTCTTGATTAGGACACCTTGGAAGGAAGCCGCTACTGCGTTATTTGTTGTGTTACTAGAAACCCTACACTCTAAATCTGTCTTCTCATAAAATTGTTGTGGGTATTCAAACTTAGTAATCAACTGGTTGCTCTGTAGCACATTAATAAACCTAGATCTGAAGACATTTGATCCAAAATCACGGCTAACAAAAACACAAGTGACTAATTTACTTGCTTGAGATAACGCTGCGGTAAAGTTAATGTCATCTAAGTATAGCGTGTAACCAGCGGGTACAGTGTAAGCAGCTATTTGTGTCTGATTACCAAAACTTAAATTGGCATATACTGTAGTATTTGGTACACCACCAGTAGCACCAGAAGAACCTATATAGATTATACCGCCAGCAGTCCCACCTGTACCAGCTAAAGTAACAAAAGCTCTGTACACTCTTAGGTATGAGTTTTGAGTAGCTACTTGTGTCTGACCATTAAGAAGAACTGTCTCTTCTACCTCATCGTAGTTCTCATCTAACCCTTGTATGATAATACTGTTAGCACCTGTGCCACCGTTGGTATCATTTACACTTGTGCTACTGACAAACATTGTAACAGCACTTGTAGGGTAAGGAAAGTTACCACCTTGCGCCCAAACAGTCTCTTCCTCACCATTTACATCTGGGTTGTAACCAAACTTATATAAAGCTTTGTGACCCTTAGTAAAACCTCTAGCGATTGCTAGGTCTGTATGTTCAAATAGGCGTCTGGGCCAACCACCAAGCATTTTCTGTTCTACCTGTTCAAAGAGTGTATTAGGATCTGTTGCATCTTCTACGTCAGGTCTTCCAGTAAGTATGCCATCAGTTACTAGAGAGTAATTTTGGCTTATTGCAGTTGAGTTTACTTCTGGTGTACCTGTAACGACAGAGGGAATAGAGAAACTCTCATCTTCTGTCATTGTAGCATCTGAGACTACAGGAGAACCTGTAACAAGCCCTGATGCTGTTAGGCCGTGGTCTTGAGTTAGTGACGCTTGGTTAGCTACAGGATTACCAGTTATAAATCCTAAAGCTGTTAAGTCGTGTTCTTGAGTTAGTGTACTCTGGTTGGCTACAGGAGAACCTGTGACAAACCCTAGTGCTGATAAGCTATGTTCTTGAGCTATTGCTGTAGATGAAACTACAGGATCTTGGGTGACTATAGATACAGAAGTTAAGGCATGTATCTGAGCTATTGCTGTAGATGCTATTTGAGGACTAGCTGTACTAAATCCATTCGCACCAATAAAGTTGTCGTTTATTAACGGGTCACTTGACTGAGTGAGTAGTAGATCACTATTTTCCTGTAATACCCTGCTTGTCATTGTGCATGACCTTTACTATGCAGGATCAGGGATACCGATAGTAAATGACCCTAGAGAGAATGTGTTACCTGATGCTACAACCTGACTAGCTGTTAAAGCTCCTGTGGCTAACAGTCTAGTGTTAGATACATCTACAATAGCATAATGAGTAGCTGTACCGTTACCTGTTACTGATCCATCGGATATGGCTGCAACTACAACCTCACGACCACCACCTGATCTGTCTGAGGGGGCTGCAATACTCAGGCTAGTGGAGTTACCTAATGTATAAGTAGAGGTAGCCTCAGTGTATGTAGTGGCTTCCTGAGATGTTAGGTCAATACGAGAGGCTTCAGTATCAAGTACAGATAACCCATTGTCAAAAACTCTGTTATTAAGACTGGGCATCTTCTGGCTCCTCTTGTGTTACAGGCTTGGCTTCTGCATCATATCTTAGTTCAGCTATATCCATCAGATCCTGTATAACTTCTGGATGATCACTTACGTTGATGTCTGCCCCATTCAAGTTCCGTAGGAATGCTGCAATCTCACGTAGGTCATGTGGAGCTACATCACCAGCTACAATAGTTGGCATCAGGTCATAGTTCAGACCGTTCAACTCCCAGAGGCGCTCGACAAGCTGTTTGTTAAGGACATCAACAATAGCTTGGATATAACTCTCTAATGCACGAAGGAACAGGTCTGTCTTAGACTTGGAGAGGGCGTAAGAGCCAGTATTACCACCACCAAGCATAAGAAACTCAGAAAGGACACTACGAGCAATATCGTGCTGGTAACGTCTTACAATAGGGTCAATGTCAATATTACGACTACCACTAGAAGACATAAGCTCAACATCTACCAGTTTCTGGTTGGTAGGCGCTCCGTCTTTATCGGGATAGGTGTCGGAAGGCAGAATAATGTATCCCTGCTCATTGAACTTGACATCCCTGAGAATAGATTGCAGGTTATTGACAAATCCAGATTGGGCGGCTGTTGCATCCCCTGACAAGTACTCAGCAGGAATACGGGCAACAGGAATACCAGCAAGTTCCCTCTCAACTGCTATAGCCTCAATAGACTGTAGATTATTGACATATTCATAAGAAGTATAAGCATTGCGAAGAATAGAGCGCCCAGCAGGGTCACCATTAATCGTTGTCGTGCGGTAGTACAGACTTTTGCGAGTAGGTATATAATTAGAGTTGTTATAGCCCGACCCATCCTGATAAATACCTTTGACATCACCAGTCTGCTGATCTACATCAAACCTAGAGATTGTCCAAGGCGCACGAATAGCAATCTTGCGTACACCCATACGTCCATCAGTGTACTTAGAACGCCTCTTATCACTTCTTTCAGTAGGGCCAATACGTCTTTTATATATGACTTCAAACCATGCAAAGCCATACGACAAGTTAGATAAAGATTCTGCAATATGGTCATCAAGGGTATGGTCCATATCATCAAGTACAGACTTAACGAACTCAGCTTCTTCTTTAGCTTCTGCACTATCATTGGCTGGCATCACCTTTAAATCAACATCACGAAGGACTTGTTCAGTAGCGTACATAACAGCACCAATAGTACTGTCGTTATCTCTCATCTCACGGTACTTGCGTATGGCCTTCTTGCCACGCAACTCAGGTAGAAACTCATCAGCCCGTATCTGACCATTGTAGGTGTTATCACCAGCTACACCTAATATCTTCTTGGCCTCTGTTTCTGAGAGCTTCTTAACCATTACCTTAATCCTTTGGCGCTACTGTACGCTAGTTTCAGCGTAGGTTTTGCGTAGCCATTCAATGAGAGGTCCGTTATAGCCCAAACTAAAGCATCAAGACGGTCTGGTGAGCCTATGGACCCTAGAGGTTCCCACTGTACCATCTGATCTTCTAAGTCATTAAGTCCTCTTACGTGTTTAACCTTATCCTGTTCATATAGAGCAGATACAGGTTCAGCCCTTGCCATCTTCCCTCTGGATGCATGTACGAGCTTTACTGGGACTGTTTCATCTTCTGTGTGTAATGTGTGACGAACCATATCGCCACCTTGGTTTCTTTCAGCTACAATCCTATCAGCCATGTGTTCTCTATAGAGTTCTACAGCTTTGGATGCCCACTGTTGAGGAGTATATCTACCTGTGTGATCTTCTAAGACGTAAGCTATTCCGTTGACATCTACACCAGCAACTACAATACCAGTCATGTCACTTTCTGCATTTGACGTAATAGCTGGATCAATAGAAATAACCACCCTATTAAGAGATGGTACGTCATCCTTGTCTATCTCACACTTAGCAAGTTGTTGTCTATTCCATAATGCGCCAGATGCTTCATCAAGTATTTCTGCATATAGTTCTTGTCTACCTAACCTTGTTCCCTCATAAGTCTTCTTTACTGCATCTAAGAAGGTATCTGCTAGATTGGCTGCATTATCATAGGTACTCCCTTTGCTAATGGTGGTCTTATCATCGTCTAGTATTGTGCGTATCAGTTTGGTTGTCTTAGGTGTCGTCGTTACGAATACTTGAGGACGCTTACCTAAACGTAAACCAAACTGTAGCATATCCCAAGTTTCTTGGGCATTTCTCCATGCACAGAGTTCATCTGTCCATGCTGAGTAGGCTTGTGGCCCACGTAATCTCTCTGGGTCTTCAGCGGAGAAGAATACAGCCTTAGAGCCATTCTCCCATGTCAGAGTATTGTTGGTAGGTGACCAAGTAGGAAATCCGATATGCTTTCCCCTATATGTCTTATCACCCTTCCAACAGACATTGAGTAGACCTGAGTCACCCTCAACCATAACCCTGCGAACATCACCTTTAGTAGGTGCGACACAATGGACAATCTTATCGCCCTTCTTGATCCTGTGTCTGACCCATTCGGCACCAGCACGGGTCTTACCCCAGCCACGACCAGCAAGTGCAACCCAAACATTCCATATACCCTCTGGCTCTAACTGTTCAGGTCTAGCCCAAAATTCCCAGTTATGTTGTAACTCTTCTGTCTTCTTGGGGCCTA